TGGATATGGTGGTATTGTAATGTACAATAACTACGAATCTGATTTAAGAGGATACTCTGGATATTGGGATGGTAGTGGATTTGGTATGTTGAATAGTTCTGGTAACTGGCAGATTCGTATTGAATATGGTAACGCTCACATGGAGTTGTATCGTATTACATATATGAACGATGCTAGAGCATACATATACTATGATAGAAATGATACCGGTTACTATATGGACCCGAATGCTCGTTCTCAATGGTTGGGATTAGAAGATAGGGGTAAAGGTAACATATCACTTACAGGTAAATCAAACTGGAGAAGACCACAAGATATTACTGGAGATAGAAACTATTGGACAGGTGCAATGGGTTGGGGTACTACGGACTTCAACTGGGTAATGGATTGGGGTGGTGGTGATATTGATACTTGGTCAAACCCGGCTAACCAACCTCCTGGCACTTCGCATTGGGTGGGTGTTCAATCATATCACTATGTAAACTCTTATAATAGTGGATATGGATGGCAATTAGTTGGTGGACCTGTTGATAGATTATGGTTTAGAAACTCTTGGTCTGGTAATACTGGTTGGAAAGCACAAATTGACTCTAACAACAGAGCAGAATATTGTTTACCAACATACGATTTTACTACAACATCAAGATTATACTTCTTATACAATAGAGGATATTATGCTACACAAACCGATTCGGCAATGTGTCAACCATACTCTACTGGTAATAACGGAGCATTCATGTCATTCCATAAATCTGGATACTACGCTATTAACTTAGGTTTAGATGGTGATAACCTTATACGTTGGGGTGGTTGGTCTTCAAGATGGCAGAGATATTATTTGAATGATGATACATTGGGTACTCCTTATGTACTTCGTTCAAACTTTGATAACTATGGTGGTGGTGGTGTTTGGGTATCTGATGATGGTGACCTGTGTGATTTGAACGATGGTTACTTAGCATTAAGAGCTTCTTATGGTTTAAGAATACATAGTGGTAATAGAGGTGGTGGACCTAACATCAACTTAAGATATGATGGTGTAATTATTGCATCAAACAATATCATTGCGTTTGGTTCACCTTCGGATAGACGATTAAAAGATAATGTAAAACCTTTAGAAAATTCATTAGAAAAAGTAATGAAAATGAGAGGGGTTGAGTTTGATTGGAGAGAAGGTACTGATGAATATGAAACTACAAATCTAAGACATGATATTGGTTTTATAGCACAAGAAGTTGAAGATATAGTTCCTGATTTAGTTAGAGCAGATGAAAATGGATACTTAGCACTTAGAGATAGAGGTATTCCAGCATTATTATTAGAAGCTATTAAAGAATTGAAAAATGAATTAGATGAAACTAAAAAAGAATTAAAAGAATTAAAAGAAAAAATGAGTTTTGAATAAAAACTATATATTTATATATATAAAACGGAATAATTATGGCAATTAAAATAGCAGCATCAATTGGAACATCCCAAGGTATAACCGATGGGGCTTATGTTAGAATCTATCGTTATGTGGTAGATAGAAACAAAGGTGCATTGGAATTATATGTGAGTATTTTTAAAGATGAAGAAACAGCACGATTATTAGAAACAAACATTTCTAATCGTATGGGTGCACCGATTCAAGAAAGATTTCTTGCAAAAGTAGATGCAATACCACATTGGCATTCAATAGAAATGGCTAGAATTGAAGAAGAAATTATAGATGGTAGAGTTTATCAAAAGAAAGTTCCTGATTTTAGTTCATTAGAAGGGGATAATATATTTGCAAAAGCATATCCTTTGTTAAAAGCAAAGATAGCGGAAGATTTAATCGAAAGAAATGTAATCCAATCAGCAACAGTATTACAAGACGTATAAAACAAAATAAAATGACAACACATATAGAAGATAAAATTATATTTGGAAAAACAATCAATACTATTTTTACAAATTTACTAAGATATGATTTAGAATACGATGATTGTGTACTTAGATATGAATTAAAGTATCGAAATCCTAATAGAGAATCAGTAGCAATTCCAGATGTTGTTATAACAAATGGAGAATGGAAAGTTCCTGAAACGGTATTAAATGCATGGAGTGGTAGTAATTATTTTTTAGCAGAAAAATTATGCGAAGATTTTAATTTTACAGTAATAAGGCATGATAATAGTTAATTTATAATTTAATATATTTATACTAAACAATAACAAAAATGGCAATTAATTATACTTGGAAAATAACATCCTTAAAAAAAGCAAATAGTAACAATTTAGAAAATGTTATTATTGGAACAAGATGGGAATGTATTGGTACAGATGATTCCGATGGAGTATCTGGTACATTTGTGGGAGCAACCCCATTTTCATTAAATTCGGTAAACCCTGATAACTTTGTAGAGTATTCATCTTTGACCGAAACTGAAGTTTTGGGTTGGATTAAAAATCACGTTAGTGGTTCTACACCAACAAACTATTGGCCTCATATTAGTGAGAGAATCGAAAAAGCAATTGAAGCTAGTAGAGGAGTTGTTCAAGATGTAAACGAAATAGATTTACCTTGGTCACCTGTTTCTGGTTCTAATTCTGGTTCAATAGCACAATAATAATATAAAAAATGGTATAGTTTAAATATCCAAAGCATTATATTATGTTTTGGATATTTTCTTTATATTTATATCTGTATTTCACAACTAGCAAATACAAACTTAAAACACAAATTGGAGAAATAAAATGGCAGAAAGAATCGTATCACCTGGCGTATTCACAAGAGAAAATGACCTATCCTTCTTAGCGCAAGGAATTGGTGAAATTGGAGCAGCATTCATAGGACCTTTTAAGCAAGGACCTGTATTCGTTCCAACCATTGTGAGAACACAATCAGAATTCGAAAGTATATTCGGAACACCTGATGGAACTTATTATACTGAATATGCAGTACAAAACTATTTAAGAGAAGCTGGAGTAGCAACAATCGTAAGAGTTGGTGGAGTTGGTGGATATCAACAAACCGCACCTTTAGCTATTTTTGCTAGTGGTTCTCAAAATCAAAGTTTAGGAACTAAATTAGTTGGTGTTTTATATTCAACTAAAAATGGTGTTCAAAATTATGGTTTTACTGGAGCAACTGTAGTAAGTGATAGTGTTAATGATGGCTCTTTTATAATTAATGGAGCAAGTGGTAGTTCAGTAAACATATCAGCTTCAATCTTACCATCTGACCCTAATGATTTAAGTGATGTATTTGGTGAATCTCCACTTGGCACTAAAGCAGCTTATGTATATAATTATTTTGAAAATCTAGCATCTTTTTACACAGGTTCAGCAACAACTGGTTCTGGTGCAAATAATATTGTAATAAGTAGAGTTGTATTACCAACACAAGATTTCAGATTTGATGCACAAGCCGCAGAAACTCCGTTTGTTCAATCGCAATTAATTAGTGGTGAAAGATATGACCTATTTAAGTTTGTAACTTTAGGACATGGTACATTATATAATACTAAATTTAAAATTGGTATCTCTAATGTAAAGGCAGCTGGTGAAGATGGTGGTACTGATTATTCTACATTTACTGTAACAATCCGTTCATTTGGTGATACTGATAAGAGAAAGAGTGTTGTTGAAACATATAACAATGTAAACTTAGACCCTGCTTCTCCAAACTATATCGCTAGAAGAATTGGTGATAGATATTTTACAATCGGTTTAGATGGTAAAATGACAGAATTTGGTGATTATACAAATAAATCACAATATGTGAGAGTTGAAATGTCAACTAATAGTGTATCTAACCCAATTTCAGCAGCACCATTCGGACATGGAGCATATACAAATCCAATTAAAGCAACTGATAACGCAGAATCACTTTTAGTACCTGCGGTAACATACCAAACTAATTCAACAGGTAACACAGCATCATCTCCAATTTATTTTAGTGGATTTGATTTTGAAACTAATGGTGTTAAATTAGATAACGCAAACTACTTAAAACCAATTCCAACAAACGCTGAGACTGGTTCTAACGTAGCATTCGCATTTGATGCAAATGGTTTAACTTATGTAATGACTGGTTCAAAATCAGCAGATATGGTTAAAAGACAATTTGTATTAGGATTCCAAATGGGATTTGATGGTATGAATCCAACTATACCAATATTAAAAGCTGGTGATGATGGATGGGGTGCTGGTAATACGCAAGGATTTAATTGTTCCACTTCAACATCATCTGGTTCAGTAGCATATACTAAAGCAATTGCGGCAGTATCTAATCCTGATGAGTATGATATTAATATGGTAGCAACTCCTGGTATTGTAAGAAGATTACACCCAGCTATTACTACTAGAGTAATTGATATGGTAGAAGAAAGACAAGATGCATTTTACATCGCTGATTTCAACGATTACGCAGATACAATAACTCAAGCAACTGAAGAAGCTAACTCTGTTGATTCAAACTATGTTGGTACTTACTATCCTTGGGTTAAAACAATTGATACAAATACTAACAAACTCACAACTGTTCCACCATCTACATTGTTACCAGCGGTTTACGCTTCTAACGATAGATTGGCAGCAGAATGGTTCGCACCTGCTGGTTTAAATAGAGGTGGTATCGTAGGAGCAGTTAGTGTATTGAATAGATTAACACATGCGGAGAGAGATACTCTATATGAGAACAAAGTAAACCCAATCGCAGCATTCCCTGGACAAGGTATTGTAGCATTCGGACAGAAGACATTGCAAGATAAAGCATCTGCTTTAGATAGAATCAATGTTAGAAGATTACTTATCACTGTTAAGAAGTTCATCGCATCTACATCTCGTTTCTTAGTATTCGAACAAAATACTTCAGAGACAAGAGGAAGGTTCTTGAACACTGTTAATCCATATTTGGAGACAGTTCAACAAAGACAAGGTTTATACGCATTCAAAGTGGTGATGGACGAAACCAACAACACTCCGGATGTAATAGATAGAAATATTATGGCGGGACAAATTTTCTTACAACCGGCTAAGACAGCTGAATTCATAGTAATTGATTTCAACATCTTACCAACTGGAGCAAGTTTCTCAGCATAATATAAAAACAAACAAATTAGATATTTATAATTAAATAAAAGGGCAATAAAAATGGCAGATATTCTATCCTTCGATAAGATGTTCTATACGAACTTCGAACCAAAAATGAAAAACCGTTATATAATGGAGTTGACTGATACGTCAATCCCATCATTTACGGTAAGTGCGGCGAATCGCCCAACAATTCAATTTGAAACTGTAAAAATAGACCACATCAACGTTTATAGAAAGTTGAAAGGTAAAGGTGAGTGGCAAGATTTGGAGATTACCTTGTATGACCCAATCGTACCATCAGCAGCACAGGCAGTAATGGAATGGATTCGTTTATCACATGAATCTATTACTGGTAGAGATGGATATGCAGAAATGTATAAAAAAGATATCGATTTTTATCTATTAGGACCTGTTGGTGATAAGATTGAACAATGGAAGTTGAAAGGTGCATTTATCTCTCAGGCAAACTTCGGAGATATGGCATATAGTACAACAAATGAGCCTGTAACAATTACATTAACATTAACTTACGATTATGCAATCTTAGAGTTCTAAAAAATATTCCTTACGGAAGCTACCGAAGGACAACCCTCATCAGAAATGGTGGGGGTTTTTTATTTTCAAAAATTTTAATTTAATGTATTTATATATACAAACTTAAAATAAATAAAGTTATGAGCGAAAAGCAATATGATTTTCCAACGGAAGTGTTGGATTTGCCATCGGAAGGTAAGGTATATCCAAAAGATAATCCATTATCATCTGGTAGGATTACAATTAAATTAATGACAGCAAAGGAAGAAGATATTCTTTCTTCTACAAACCTTATCAAAAAAGGTGTTGTATTGGATAAACTATTTGAATCTATTATAGTGGATAGTGTAAACCCAAAAGATATTATAATTGGTGATAAGAACGCAATCCTTTTAGCAACAAGAGTATTGGGTTATGGACCTGAATATGATTTCAGTTTTTATTCATCTAAAAAGGGAGATTATGTAAATGTCAATATGGATTTAACGCAGGTTAAAACCAAAGATGTGGATTTATCTCAATTCAATAACAAAAACGAATTTGAATATATTACTCCACATGGTAAAAATAAAATAGTGTTTAAAATTCTTACTCATGGTGATGAAAATGATATAGATAAAGAAATTGAAGCTCTTAAAAAAATAAATAAAGATTTATCTTCCGATATCACAACTCGTTTAAGATATATGATTAAATCAGTTGATGGAAACGCTGAAGTGGGCCACATTACTAGATTTGTTAATAATATGAGAGCTTTGGATAGTAGAGCATTTAGACAACATGTTAAAGAAATATCTCCGGATATGGATATGACTTATACTCATACACATAGTGATGGTGAGGTGGAGGAGGCGCCTATCACATTGGGGGTTAGCTTTTTTTGGCCTACCACCGGGTCATAGTATAGAACTACATTCTCAAATATTTGATATGGTGAATTACGGAAACGGATTTACTGTTATGGAATTGTACAAAATGCCAACCCGATTGAGAATATTCTATTATAATAAATTGGCTGATGCAAAAAAGAAAGAAAACGAACAAATAGAAAAATCGAATAAAGCAGCATCAGCATCAAAAGTTAGGGTTAGACGATAATCCTAACTTTTTTGTTTATAAGATATTTATAGATGTTAAACTATATACATTATGAAAAGATATAAAATATCAGAATCTAAATTAAATGAGTTTTGGGGATGGTTTGGTAAAAAGAAACCACAAACAATGCAGCAAGTTATAGATAATGACCCTATTTTAAAACAATTAGATAAGGAATTGGAAGATATCGCAACTAGTTATATTCCAAGATTTAAACAAATGAAAAAAGAAGACCCTAAACTATTTAAAAGGATGCAAGATATGGGTATTATTGGAAAAAGTTGGTAGAAACACAAAATAAATGGTAGAAAAACTAACAGTAGAACAGCAGGAAGAACTTAATCAATTATTAGCGGATAACGAAAAAATAAAAAAACGAATCCTTTCAATAAATGAAAAAATAGCCGCTGCTTCTGGTTCTGAAAAAAGAGATTTAGAAACAACATTAGCTAGTGCTAAATTGAAGTTGGAAATGCAAATAAAGCAAACCAAACAACTTCAAAAACAAACTGAAGCTTACGAATATCAAGAAAAAACTTTGAAATCGTTGGCATCAATGTCTCACGAAGCTTCACATGCGTTAAAAAAACAAGTAGTTGATGGAAACATTTTAGCTAGTGTAGCTCAAATGACTATAAAGATGAAGCAAGCCGAAATAACTTTAGAAGGTGAAGCTTTAAAGAAATCTGTAGCAAGAAGAACTACACTTGAAGGATTATCTGCACAGGTAATGAAATCTGCTGAAGAATTGGGAGCAACGCATCACAAAGAATTATCGGATTCTCAACAAAAAGAAAAATTTCTAAAAAGTATTGCCCATCTTACAAAAAAACAAAAAGAAGAAGCTATACTATTATATGAAACAAATAAAAAATTAGAAAAATCAATAGAACGTCATAAAGCTTTACATGAACAAATGCATAAAGTTATGCACCATCTTCCCGGACCAATAAGCGAAGCTTTGGATTTTACAAAAAGTATGGTATCTAATCTTGGAAAGGGTGTATTTTTTACTGGATTAATGGCAGCTGGATTAATGGCAGGGTTGCACGCATTTATGGAAATGGATGCGGCATCGGCAAAGTATAAAGAGAATACAGGATTCACC